CTCTTTACAAACTTCTAAACGTCCGTGTGTTAAATCACAAGCCATTTTTTTTGTTTTTAAATGTGAATAAAATAAAGCGGAACTTTTACACTCCGCTTTTTATTTAATATTATACTCCGTAAAGAACTACGTCTGAACCGATACCATATTGAACCGCTCCATTGTAACGCATAATTACACGAACATTTTGTGAACCGTCTATATCAGCCATATCAATTACTTTAACAAGTGAATTGTCATTTAATAAACCGCAACCAAAATAAAGGTTGTCAACTGTTGTTGCAACCATATTGTTTGCACCAAGTCCGTTAGCCATAAAGATTGGAATACCGTCGTAAGATAAACTTCCGTTTGTGTACCATTGTGTTCCTTGTGCGTTTGTTCCGTTAGCTCCTAAACCTGAAGCACCAAAACCACCTAAAGCACGAACATACAATTTAGCAATCTTTTGTGAAACATAAATTCTTAAATTTTCGTTTCCGTAAAGTGCTGCCGGAATTAAATCTACTGTTCTTCCAATTTCGCCAATTACAGTTGTTGCGTCTAAAGTTGTTGTCAATGGTGAAGATACGTCAATAACGTCTGCGTCTGCTAAAAACAAAGTTTTAAATCCTGCAAATTCTCCTGCTGTTGCGTTTGTTCCGTTCCAAATTGTAGTTTCAATTTTAGCTGCAACTTTAGCTGCTACGTGTGCAATTAAAAAGTCTGAAAAAGATTTAGGCAACGTTTTAAACGATGAATAACCCATTTCAGCCGATTGCCAAGATTGTGCCAAGTCTGACTTGCAAAGTTGTAAATTTACTTGAAATTCTTCTGTTGTTAATACTCTTTCTGTTAGTGTAATAGTTGATGAAGGTGTAAAATCACAAGTTGCGTTTGCAACGATGTCACCTGTTGCAACTTTTTGCATAACTTGTTTGTAAGCAACGTTTGGAAGTATAGTTACTCCGCCTTGCTCAAGTGTTGGTGCGCTTAATAAAGCTGCTGCTAAATATTTACCTGCAAACTGACCTTCGTAAGTTGTGGTAATTGATGTTGTTGTACTTAAATTAATGTTTTTCATTGTATAAATTTTTAAAAATTAAACTGCTGTTAATGTAATTGCGCCTGCTGTTGCTCCTACTCCTGAAACATACCAATTAACGCCATCACTATTTAATTGAACAAAATCGCCAATTGTATCGGCAGCAGTTGCAAAAGTAATTGTGTTTTCATCTGCACCCAAAACGTTAACTGAATTAACAATTACGCCACCTTGAATAACATTTGTTGCCGCTTTAATTGTCCAAGCTGTAGTTGCAAATAACGCTTGTACGGTAAAACGGAAATTTAAACCTGCTGAAGATGCTACTGCCGGTAGTGTAATTTGCGCTCCTGCTGCTGCATTCAAAGAAAATTGTTTTCCTGAATCTGCTGCGCTTAAAGTAATTGCTGAACTAATTACTTGTGTTTCTAATACTTGACGTAATTCGTCATTTGATATTGATATTAAAGTTCCACTCATTTTTTTTTATTTTAAATTATTATTTACTTATTTTTTCTAATATTGAATCCATAATTGAACGTGGTCTTTTACTTGCGTATTGGAAGTGTTCAACTTCATTCGTGTTTTCAGGGTTAAATGAAATTGGCGTGATGTCTGAAAGTTCGGTTACTTCGTTTGTAACTTCGTCAACTTTAGACAACTTTTCTAATTGTGCTTTTAACTCTATATTTTCGTTTGTTAATTTTTCTATTTCTGCAAAGAAAGTTTCTTTAACTACGCTTTCAATTGTCTTCTTTGCTGTTGGTGTTGCTTCAGCTTCTACTTCAACTTCTACTTCCGGTGCTTCTTCAACAACTTCTTCTTCAGTTGCAACTTCTTTTATTTCTAAAATAATTCCTTCAACTTCTACAACTAAAACACGTCCGTCTTCTAATTCGTATTCTCCAATTGGAACAGGAATTTTTTGTTCGTCTTCGGTTACAATAAAAACTTCTTTGTCAGTTTCAAAAGCATCGGCTTCAAAAATAGTGATGCCGTCCATTAACTTCATTGTTTCTAATTTCACTTCCATTCCTAAAAGTGTTTTAATTTGATTAATTACGCTTGTTTTCATATTTCGTGTTTTGTTTAAATTGTTGGTTTTTGTAAAGTGTTTACATATTTAAGATAAGCATTTGCATCACTTTGTATTCTTGTTGAAATAGTATTTGTTGAATTTAAACTACTTAAATCTACTAATTCATTTATATCTATTTTAATACCTAAATCAACTTTTGCTTCATTAACTTTTTTTGTAACTAAATCAAGTTCTGCGCTTACTAAATCTTCTTGCTTTCTTAAATCTTGCGCTATTGCAGCAACGTTAGCCGTGTTTGCTTTTAATTCGGCAATTTCTCTTTCAAGTTGTCTTATCGGAGTGTAAAAATTATCTAAATTTTTTCCACTTGCAGAAACCAATGAAACATATTTTTTTAACTCAACTTTTAGTTTATCCGTAATTGCCAAATTAACTTCGTGCTTTGCTAACTCCGTTTTATCGGATAACCTATCGTAAACGTTTTGTAGTGTGTTCATATATTTATAATTTAATTGTTTATTATTTGTTGTATTTTTAAATTAGATTGCGCCTATTCCTTGCGCTTGTAAACTACCGTCACAACACTTTGCAGAGTACGTTTTTCCGTCTTTACATAGGCAACCACGTTGACCGCCTTTAGGACTTGTTTTCGCTTGTGCTACTTTTTTTGTTATTTTTTTACTCATCGTCCTTGTCGTGTATAAGTTTTGGTATAATTTTTACTTGACTTCAATTTGCTATTTCGTGTTTTTGCGTGTACTCCTGCACGTTTAACTTTAGGTTTTTTAAGATGAACTTTAACGTTAGTTTGCTTCGCCACTTGCTAAAATTATTTTAATTGCGATAAAATCTTTTCTCCTGCAAGTTTAGATTGCTCTAATTCTTTCATATACTTTTCATTTAATTTAATTAAATCTTTAGCTTCAGAATAACCTTTTACACTTTTAGAATCTAATCCCAAACTTTTTGCTTGTGAATCAATTTGACTTAAAATTTTATTAAATTCTTGATTTTGAAAACCTAAAAGATTTTTAGCGCCTGGAACACTTTTAATATAAGATTGCATATTATCAATATCGTCTACAACAGAATAAAGTTTATTATAAGTAACATTAATATTATCAACAAATCTATTTGCTTCGCTTATTGCATTTTTATTACTACCTACTAATTTTGTTAAATCATCAGTTAAAGACAATTCTACTTTTTGACTTGCTAACTTTGCTTCTACCTTTGCAGTAATATCTGCAATAATTAATTCTTTAGTTGTTTTCATTTTCCGTTATTATTTGTTTTATTTTATCTATTAAAATTTCATCTTCGTTAATTAAACTCATTTCGTATTTGTCCGCAAAATAACCTTCGATAGAAAAACCTTTTACTTCTCCAAGTTTTACTTTGTTCCAAATTTCATCGTTGTTTACTTTCATAGAAATTACCCAAGTACCTTTTGGAAAATTAAAACCGTAGTTCGTGCTTTTGTCGTTTTTCCCTTCTGTAATCCAACTTTCGACAACCGACATTCCTTCTAACTTTTGTTTATGTTCTAAAGTTGCGTTGTTCTGGTTGCTGTTCATAAAAAACAATTCACTTGCTTTTCTTACCGTTTCTTCACTAAAATAAATATAGTATTCTTCGTTCTTGTCGTTCTTGCGGTAAATTTGTTTGTTAGGTATTAAAGCCGCACCCATCAAAATACGCTTTTCAGCATCAACTTCTTTAAGTTCTATTTCGTGTTTTTTTAGTGCTATAAAGTCGCTTTCGATTGCAGGACTTTCAACAACTGAAACTGCGTCTATTCCGCTTGTCTCGTCTTTTTCGTCAATTATTAATTCAACTATTCGCATATCTATTTAATTAAGTTATTGTTTGTTTGTTGTATTTTCTAACCGCCTAAAGTTGCGTTTGCTAACCTGTTTCTATCTAACGCCTGTTGTGATGTTACTTGTCCTGAAACAACGTATGCTTGTATTGGTTGTTGGTTTAAACTTGCAAGTTGATTAACTCCACTTTGTCCAACTACGTTAAATTGTGGTGCTGACATATTAGGAGCACCACCGCCACCGCCACCGCCACCGCCAACACTTCCTGAAGGCGCACCGCCACCGCCTAACGCATTTAACGCTTTTGCAGTTGCCGCTATGTTTGCAGCTATTCCTATTCCTGTAGATATATTATTCTTTGCAATTATTCCTTCTGCTGCTATCACTGACGCACCACCGGATGCAATAGATAAAGCAGCTCCTGATGACCTTGCTGCAATATTTCCTGCTCTCGTTGCTATAATCATTTTTGCAATACCAATAGCACTTTCTGCAATTACGGCGGCTTTTTGAACTCCTTTTGATTTTTCAAATAAACCTTTAATAACTCCAATTCCTTTTGATGCTATGTCTAAATTTTCTTGTTGTATAACGGCTTTTTGTTCAGCTTCTGCCTTTGCTATTTCAATTGATTTTTCACTTGTTAATTTTTCACCTTCAAGTCTTTTAGTTCCGGCGGCTACCATTTCGGAAATAACAGTTTGAGAATTTGTTAATCTTGTACTTGCGTCTGCATCGTCATATTTTTTAGTTATTGCTGCTAAACCTAAACGCTTTTCTTCTTCTAATGTTGAAACATCAATTTTAGATTTTTTACCTTCTTCAATTAATTTTGCATATTTTTTGTTTATTGCATCAACTTCTTTTTCTTCGTCTGTTAAATTACTAACTCGTATTTCTTCTTTTAATGTATTTATGTTTTCATTTAAAGTTTTAATACGTTCTAATTCAACTTTAGCCGCTTCTTCGTTTTGTTGTTTAATTGCATCGTTGTGCGCTTTGTTTGCCTCTTTTACTTTCGTGTTGTTGTCGGTTATTTCTTGTCTTACTTCAACAGCGTTTTTCCTTACAATATCCGCTTTGTCTTTTACGGCTTTTTCTAATTCTTTACGTTCTTCTGTTACCGCTTTTCGTGCTTCAGTCGTTAATTCTTTTTGTTTTTCAATTTGTTCTTCAGTTGCACCGCTATTTATTAAATTGGCTAAAGTATTTTTATTCTTTTCGTAAGTATCTTTTGCCGTTGCTAAAGTTGATTTCTCTAAAGCAATTTGTGCTTCTGCGTGTTTTAATGCTAATTTTCTTAATGACTCTGAACTTGCACCGGAAGCTTTAGCCATTTCATATTCGTGTCCGTTCTTTGTTTTTAATGCTTCACTTGCTTTTTGATTTGATTTTATTTGTTGCTTTAACGCAACATCATTTTTTTTAATTGCTGCTTCGTTTTTAGCGTTTGCTTCTGTACTTGCTTGAAACATTGTAATCAACTTGTAACCTACAGCTATTAAAGCAATAGTTGCCGCTATAATTGCACCAATTGGGTTTAACGACATTGCTAAATTGTAAGCATATTGAGCCGCAGTCATTATTTTTTGAAATACTGAATTTGCTTTTATAACCGCACCAAGTTGTTTAAAACTATCTATGCTTTCACCGATAGCTTGTGCGCCTGAAGCCAATGCCATTGCTCCTTGAACTTTTAACAATGCTTTTTCTACGTCTTCGTTTTGTTTTCCAAACGCAGCCATTGCTCCTGTAACAACAGAAAAACCACCTGCAACACCTGTAAGCGCACCGCTTAACGCTTTAAACTTTGCATCAGGGTTAAACGCATCGGTCAACGCTTTTGCATCGCCTATTTTGTCTTTTAAAATAGCCGCTTTCTTTGCCGCTTCAACTGCTTGTGCTGAAGTTGCTCCAAACTTTTCCGCCAACGTTTGAACTTCAACTTGTGCTTGTTTAAGTTGTTGTTTTAAATTGCCTAAATTAGAACTTACTTCTAATTCAATTACTTTTTTTTCAGCCATTATTCTTTAGTTTTTTTTCTATTAACCTTTTGCGTTGTGCTTGTTTATATTGTTCTTTTATGCTTGTTGTAAATTTATATTTACCTTTTGCTATGTCTATGTTTTCACTTTCTCCGTAAAAATCACTTAATAAAAGCATTTCTATTATTTTGTTTATCATACTTGGTTTATTATAATATAGTTTGTGTCCTTGTTTTTGGTGTTAGAAGTTATTGTTAACGTAATTACTCTTGCTACGTTTATTGGTACGGTTACATCTAAATAACCTTCGCTTGTAAATTTTGCGTTTGACAAAGTAACGTTACTTGCATTTGCGCTTTTTGTAATATCTACTGTGTCTGAACCATTTGGAAATAAGATTGCAAAACGCAAAGTGTTACCTGTTCCTGTTGGTGTGTCAACTAACTTAATTGGGTTAACTTGTGCGAAGTCATTAATTAAAGTAAAACTTACATCGCCTGTTGTTAAGTCGCTTTGCATCTCGTTAATCATATAACGTTTGTCTCTAATAATTAACCTATCGTTTAACTGAAGTTGTGTAAGTAAAGAAACAGGAAGTACCGTTTTAACTTTTACAAGTCTGTTTTTTGGGTTGTATAAGTTAACTAAATAATCTCTGTAATATAAAGCGTATATCGTGTTTGGGTTGTTTTCTAAATAAAAGCTTGAAATTTCTTCACCAAAGTTTAACGTCAAAGGAATTAAACCTGTTTCAAATAGTATGTTGCTATCTTGTCCAAATGGAACGTAGTTAGTTATATCAGCAAGTCCGTTCCAATGTATATGTCCACTTGTTATAAATTCTTTTTGGTTCATATACAACAAAACAGGTTTCGGAATATAAGGCGCTAACTCTTTGTTTAGACAATAACCAACTTGTAATTGATTACCGAAATTATTAAATAGTAAATTCTCAAATGGACTTTCTATTTTGTATTCGCCACCGTCATAGTTCCAACCTATTTTCGTGTTTCCGTAGCCGTGTGCATCTGCGTTTAATGGACTTTCTAAAAAGTATTTATTAAGCATACATTCGCTATCTTGGTATTTAAACTCAACGGACTTGTACAACTTCATTCGTTCTATTTCAATGCTTGTTATGTCGGTATATTTTGTTATGTCAACAACAGCTCCTTTAGAATACCAATATTGTATAGGTTCAAAAGTAAATACATTCTTCGTGTTTGAATAGACTGTTAAATTAAACTCTTTGCATATTCCTGTAATAAAATCACTAATTTTCATATCAGGAGCTAAACCTGCTAAATCAGTAAAAGAAGTTGTTGTTGCCGTTGTAACTGCTGTTCCTGATTGCGTTGTTATTACTCCTGAATCAAACACAGTCCTTGTATAAGTAAAATTTATTCCAATTGTTATTGCAGCGTAACTTCTTATTTTATA